CCACAATGCTCACCTCCTCCAAACGGCAGCGCGTCACCGTGGCGCGGGTCTGACCCTGCGCCAAGTGTTCGGGGGCATCGCTCACCTCCAGTATCTCTATGCCAGCCGAGGCCATGCGGAGGAAGCCATTCTCCCACTTGTTCTCTATCTTCTTGGCGAACTCGTCGTTCTGGTCAAACACTGGTGTGCCTATCAGCTTGTCACCGTCTATGCGCAGGTTCTCCACACGACCTATCGGCATAGCGTCGCCCTCAAAACTGCGACGGTGCATCCACAACAGCAGCGGGTTCTTCTCAAACTGCTTTAGGTCGATGCCCTCCGTCAATATGCGGCTGCCGTAGCAGTTCACGCCGCTCGTGCTTATAATCACTTCCTTCATTCCTTTGTTTTGGCTTTGTCAAATGTGGCCGTCAGTCTCTCGGTGGGGCTGACGGCCACCAAACAACAAATCTTATTTACCTAAAACTACTAAACCTAAAAAATTAACATTCCATTTGTTGCGGGGGTCGGAATCGAACCGACGACCTCAAGGGAATGAACCTCGCAAGCTACCGCTGCTCCACCCCGCGATGTTGTTTTGTATCGCAAATTTCCGTGCTTTCCACAAGATGGCAAAAAAGAGTGTAAAACTTTGCATATCTTTTTTCTGCTTTCACTGAAACAGACCAACTTTGCATCATTAAAACGACTTACAACTTCATATAATTATGAATGGCAACAAAGAAACAACTCGAAGAGAAAAAGGAGTATGCGAGACTGCTCTTTATGCAGGGCGAATCGCAAAAGGTAATCGCTGAAAGGGTCGGAATCTCAACCGTCACCATCAGCAAATGGGTCGCCGACGGGGGCTGGCAGACCGCACGAGCCGCAGCCAACATCACGCGACCCGAACTTGTCAATAAGCTGCTGCGTACCATAGACCGACTCATCGAACAGGTCAACGAGAGCGACGACCCCGAAAAGATGGCGGGACTGGGCGACAAACTCGCCAAGCTATCCACCACCATCGAAAGGCTCGACAAAAAGGCTTCCATCGTTGACACCATTGAGGTGTTCATGGCCTTCAGCAAGTGGATGCAGTTCCGCATGACTTTCGACGACGACATCACACCCGAACTCCTCAAGACCATCAACAAGTATCTTGACCTTTATATCAACGAGCAACTGCAAAGCAAATTCAATCCATAACGGCACATGGCATCAAAATCGGAAGTAAGGGAAGCCGTCGAGCGGTGGAAGAAACTCTGCGAGACCATCCAGCAGTCCACACCCGTCAACAAGGCGGAATCGGCCAAAGTCAGGCTCGCACGCATCAGGCGAGTCCGCTCCGACTATGCCGCCTTCGTTGATTATTACTTCCCGCACTATACGCTCAACCCCCTTACTGGGAGAAACACGCCTTGCGCCCCCTTCCACATCAAGGCCGCCAACAAGGTGCTGCGCGAACGCAACCTCAAAGCGGCTTTCAAATGGCATCGCGGCGCGGCCAAGTCCACACACCTCGACATCTTCATACCTCTATGGCTCAAATGCCAGGAGAAAAGGGAAATAAATGTCATGGTGCTGGTCGGCAAGAGCGAGGAAAACGCCAACACGCTCCTCGCTGACATTCAGGCGGAGCTGCAATACAACCAACGCTACATCCACGACTTCGGCGAACAGTACAACAATGGCTCGTGGGAGGAGGGGGAGTTCGTCACAAAAGACGGCACGGCCTTCTTCGCACGTGGGCGTGGACAGTCCCCACGTGGACTTCGTTACCGCTCGCATCGGCCTGACTACATCGTCATCGATGACCTCGACGACGACGAACTCTGCGAAAGCCCAGCACGGGTCTCACGACTGACCAACTGGCTCAAGGAGGCTCTCTTCGGTGCGCTCGACGGTGGGCGCGGGCGTTTCATCATGGTCGGCAACCTCATCGCAAAAAACAGCGTGTTGGCCAACTTCTGCGCCACCGATGGCGTGTTCGTCTCGCAGGTCAATATTTGGGACAAGAACGGCAACGTGGCATGGGCGGCCAAATGGACACCGCAAGAGGTACAAGCCATCGAGAAGTTCCAAGGCTACCGCTCCTTCCAAAAGGAGTATATGAACAACCCCATAACCGAGGGGGCGGTCTTCCGCAACGACTGGATTAAGTGGGGCAAGCTGCCGCCGCTTCGCAAGTTCAACGAGTTCGTGCTTTACATAGACCCCTCTTTCAAGGGCAGCACCAAAAACGACTACAAGGCAGCCAAACTATGGGGCAAGCTCGGCTCTCAACTTTGGCACATCAAGGCTTTCGTCCGTCAGTGCAGCGTCACAGAAATGGTCAGGTGGCTCTACGACCTCTACGAGTGGAGCAGGGCGCAAAACATCGCCATCCATTGGTATATGGAGGCCAACTTCATACAAGACACCATCCTCGACGACTTCAAGACCGAGGGCGACATCCGTGGCTACCAGTTGCCCCTCGCCGCCGACAAACGGAAGAAGCCCGACAAGTTCCAACGCGTCGAGGCCATAAGCCCGCTCTGGGAACGGGGCTTCGTAACCTACAACGAGGCGGAGAAGGCCGACCCCGACATGCTCGCGGGCATCGAACAGACGCTCGCCTTCGAGAAAGGCATGCGCGGACACGACGATGCCCCCGATGCCGACGAGGGGGCTATCTGGTATCTACAGCGCGACTCACGCATCAGCAGTTTCACACCGTCCTTCGGCAGACGGAATAACGCAAAGAATATATTATGGTAATCATCAAGTATCTACAGGCTCTGCTCTTCCACTGGAGACTGGCGCGAGCAAAGCGAAAGGCAACAAGCCACGCCGACCTCTATGGAAAGAAGTTCCTCGTCATCGTTTTCCACGGAAAGCCTGTCGTGGTATCCATGCAGGGCATCAAACGCTTAATCAGGCAACACCGCTTCACTAAAGGCTTCACGGCTGAAAAGGCCGCGAAAATAGCCATCTTCACGGCTATGCCACAAAAAAGAAAGGAGAATACAGATGTTCCTCACCGTTGACGACTACAAAAGCGTGTGCGACGATTTTGAGTTTGAGCAGCTCTGCGCCAACGAAGCCGACCGCCTCACGGCGGAGCGTGCCGCGATGGAGCAAATAGCCTCCTACACCCGACACCGCTACGATATGGAGCGGGCGTTCATGGCCGAGGGTGGCGCACGAAACGCTATGCTCGTACAGTACACAGTCAATATCACCCTCTGGCTCATGATTCACCGACTTCCACAAAACATGGGGCATGAACGGCGAGAATGCCTCTACAACGACGCGGTCAAGTGGCTGCGCGATGTTCAGAACTCAAAGGCTTCGCCCGACCTGCCCACCTATGTTTCCTCCGGCGGCGACACCGATGCTTACAACCCCGTCCGCTACGGATGTATGCCGCCCAATAGATACGACTATTGACGGTGTTTAATCGGCATTTAGCCAGCACTTATATGGACAACATCAGAGACGCTATCAGACAACTCGCGCAAGGCGGCACACAGACTGTCAGCCTTGTCTGCACCGTGGACGCTGTCGATAAGGAGGCACGAACCATCGACTGCTCGCCCATCGACGAGAGCGCACCCCTACTCGCCGTAAACCTACAGGCCAACCAAAACAGCCAATGGGGGCTTGTCGTATTCCCAAAAGTCGGAAGCTATGTTGTTGTCGGATTCATCGCCAACGGCGACGCGGGGGTAGTGCTGCTCACCGACGAAATCGAGAGCGTGAAACTCACCGTCAAGGGTGAGCAGGAAGCCACCGCCACCTTTAACAAGACTGGCGTGACCGTCAAGGTCGCCGACAACACAAGCGCCGTCCTCTCCAAAGACGGCATCTCCCTCAACGGAGGCACACTCGGCGGGCTTGTCAAAGTCGAAGACCTTACAACAAGGCTCAACGCCATCGAGGACGACATCAACTCCCTCAAAAAGGTATTCTCCTCATGGTCGCCCACTCCGCAAGACGGCGGGGCGGCTCTCAAGGCAAGCGCCGCTTCTTGGGCTGCACAAAGCCTTACACTCACTAAACGCGGCGATTACGAAAACGAAAAAGTAAAGCAATAACAGGAATATGAAATCACCCATCAGCATAGCGTTCGTGGCGGCGGGGGCGGCCACCCAAGCAAAGGGGCTGCTCTATCGCTTCAAACCGTCTCGCACGGGGCAAAGCCCATCGTGGGATGGAAGGGGCGGCAACCTCACGACAAAGGAACTCACGTCGCCCATAACCGACAAGAGCTATTGGGAGGACAGATACGTGCTGTGCGAACTGACACTGCGAAAGGACAGCGGCGAGGAGCTTGTCATGAACGATGCTGTCTGCGCCATCAGCCGACAGAAAAACATCGTCAGCACGCAAATGGTGGGAATGGACGGCACGGTGAAAGAATACATCAACGATGGCGACTACCGCGTCAATATCGTGGTCGGGGTGGCCGCCGTGCGTGATGGGCAGATAGTGGATGAGTACCCCACGGACGGACTGATAGAGCTGCGCAAGTTCTTTGACGAGAAGGCGGCCATATCCATTTACAGCCAGTTCCTTGAGATATTCGACATCAACCGCATCGTCATCAACGACTTCTCCGTCTCGCAGGACACGGCAAGCAACTACCAGAGCGTGGCCGTCTCCGCGACAAGCGATGAGGAGTACAACATCTACAGCACGGACTATTAGGATGTATCGGCTTTGCTCAAAAATAGAGATAACTGGCGACAAGCACTGGGAACTGACTTTCGCCACCGAGGTGGAAATCACACGCGACATGGAGAAGCTGACCGACGAGTGCAAAATCACCATTCCGAAAAAGGTAAAGTGGGGCGGCGAGACGGAGATACCCGTCAAGCGCGGCGACGGCGTGAAGGTGTGGCTTGGCTACGATGATGGACTGCAACTCGCCTTTGTGGGCTATGTGCGCGATGTGGGCTTCAAGACGCCAATCGTGATTACCTGCGAGGATGAGATGTTCAAGCTCAAGCAGATGGAGGCCACGAAAAAGGCTTACAAGAGCGTCACGCTCGAAACGCTGCTTAAAGACCAGGGTCTCACCTACGACATAAAGGTTATGGGCGAGCAAAATCTTGGGCAGTACCGAGTAACCGCCGACACGGTGGCGGCTCTCCTCGGACACCTACAGCAGAACGGTATCCGCAGTTTCTTCCGCTATGAGGACGGCAAGCCCGTCCTTTACTGCGGGGTAATATTCGAGCGCGACAGCAAACCGTCTCAAGTGTTCGCCACTGGCCTGAATATCATCAGCGACCAGCAATTGGAGCAGCAAAAGGCCGAGAATATGCGGCTTTGCGTCAAGGCCGTCAGCCTTATGCCAAACAACAAGAAAATAAAGGTGGAGGTGGGCGACGCTGACGGGGAGAAGCGCACCATCCACGCCTATAACAAGACTGAAAGCGAGTTGAAAGCGTGGGCGGAGCAGGAGGTCAAACGGCTCAAGCGTGATGGGCTGAAGGGCAGCTTCACCACTTTTGGCTACAAACTTGTCGACAAGCTCGATGCCATCGGCATAAAGATTGATGGCAAGAAGATGGGCGTTTACCAAGTCAAAAAGAACGTAATAAAATATGGCACGGGCGGCTTCCGTCAGGAAATAACGCTCGGCCTAAGAGTATCGGAGTAAAGGAATGAATTGGCGTGCCAGTGAGAGCAAAGACGCAAGCTTGCTTGCAGACTTTGCCGAACGCAGCCGCCATTCTATAAAAACTTATTTTTTTATGAATATCTTAGACAACATCAAACAGGCGTTCGCACGGCAATCTAACGCCGACAGGCTCATACGCTTTGCCAAGTCACGCAAGGGCATCAAGCTCACGGCGCAACTCATGCAGCAGACCGACAGCCTCACAAAAAAGGACATCGCCGACTGGAGACAGGCGCACCAACAGGCCATCAGCATCGACACGCCAAACCGCGCACGCCTCTATGACATCTATACCGACTGCCTCGTTGACCTGCACCTCACTGGATGCATCGGACAGCGAAAAGGGAAAACCATGCAGAAGGACTTCCGCATCGTCGGGAAGGACGGAAAGGAAAAGCCCGAAGCAACCGCGCTCCTCCAACGGCAGTGGTTCACCGACTTCTGCGACTACGCCCTCGACAGCCGCTTCTGGGGACACTCGCTCATCCAGCTCGGCGATGTCGTGTCCGATGAGAGCGGGATGCGCTTCGATGGGGTCGAACTCGTGCCGCGAAAGCACGTCTGCCCCGAATATGGTGTCATCACGCCCGACCCCGCTGGCGACTGGCGCACAGGGCTGTCCTACCGTGACGGCGACTTCGCCCTCTGGTGCGTCGAGGTCGGAAAGCCCAAGGACTTGGGGCTGCTCCTCAAATGCGCCCCCCAGTGCATCAGCAAAAAGAATATGCTCGCCTTCTGGGATATGTTCGGCGAAATCTTCGGCGCGCCCATGCGCATCGCCAAGACCAACACCACCGACGAGGCGGAACGCAGGAAGATAGAAAACGCGCTCAACGAAATGGGCGCGGCCTTTTGGGGGCTGTTCCCCGACGGCACGGACATCGAAATCAAAGAGAGCAGCCGTGGCGACGCTTACAACGTTTACGACAAGCGCGTTGACCGTTGCAACAGCGAAATCTCCAAAGGAGTGCTTATGCAGACCATGACCATCGACAGCGGCTCGTCGCTCTCACAGTCAGAGACGCACCTTGAGATATTCGAGGATGTCATCAAGGCCGACGCAAAGATGCTCGCCAACATCATCAACGACAAACTCCTGCCGCTCATGGTGCGGCACGGATTCCCGCTCAAAGGGCTGTCGTTCCAATGGGACGATGCCGCCTCCTTCTCTCCCGCCGAGCAGAGGGAGATGGAGCGCATCCTGCTGGAGTATTACGACATCGACCCGCAGTATTTCATCGACAAATACAACGTGCAGATTATTGGTGTGCGAGAGGCCAAGACACAGCCTGACAGTTTTTTCGGGTAAGCCCCACTAAGGCGGTGGGGCTGCGCTCGCGTTACGCCGACTTCAACAAGGCGGTGCAGTCTCTCTACGGCGACTCCATGCAACTGGCCAACGATGCGCCTTTCTCCTTCGATGATGCCGCCTTTGAGGACGCGGCTGGGCTGGTGTACGACAGCGGAGGTTTCAACATCTCACAGTTCGCCGACCCCAAAGTGCGCAAGCTCATCGCCGAGACCCTCCGCATCATCGATACGGCCATCAGCGGCTCACTGCCGCACGAAGTGCCTGACACCGTCCGACACGCCCTTGAGAACAACGCATTCATCTTTTCGGGCTTCAAGACTTACCACTCACTCCGTGAGGTGGGGCTGTCGCTCACCACCGATGGCGGCGACATTAAGCCTTACCGCGACTTCTTGGGCGATGTGCGGCGCATCAACGCAACCTACAACCACAACTACCTCTATGCGGAATACAACCACGCCGTGGGAGCGTCGCTCATGGCGGCGAAATGGCAGGACTTCGAGCGTGACGGCGACCGATACGACCTCCAATACCGCACCGCTGGCGACAACCGCGTGCGTGAGGAACACGCCATCCTCAACGGCACTACGCTGCCACCATCCGACCCCTTCTGGGCGGAGTATCTGCCGCCAAATGGATGGAACTGTAGGTGTACAGCCGTGCAGGTCAGAAAGGGCAAATACCCCACATCTGACCCCGAACTCGCCAAGACACGAGGAGACAACTGCACCGAGGGCGAAAAACGCAAAATCTTCCGCTTTAACGCGGGAAAATCCCTCCAACTCTTTCCGCCCAAGCATCCTTACTACAAGGCTACACAAGACGCAAAACAGGCCATTACGCAAGCCACAAAGGAGGTCAAGACGGCACAGGATGCCGTTGACTTCATAAACGAGGCTGAGGAGCGCAAAAAGTGGTTTGAACGTGGGTTCTCACAACTCATAGAGACGAACAAAAGAGGCGTTAATGGCTATACCGACATGAACGGACTTATCGCCATGAGGGGTGATAGGTTCAACCGTGTGATCGCGGGGCTAAACAAGGTAAAGCGTGGGCAAGACCTTTCTTTCGAGGAGGCTGATGCGCTCGCTACCCTTTGGCATGAGATAACGCACAACAGAAACAAAAAGGGTAATATGCGGTTGACGAACCCACAAACGAGGTATATGGAAATGGCCAACGAGTTTGTCGCAAGAAAGACCCTTCCCGAATTTTACACTAGGCTTGGCGGTAAAATGCAGCACCCCGAATTTATGGAAAACAGAGACTCCACTGGTTATAATGACTGGGTTCTCCACTACGACACAATCATAAAAGAAACGGGGGCTAAGGCGGAGGATGTGCTGACCGCCGTCAGAAAACACCTGTTCGAGGGTAGTTATGACGACCAAGCGACAGGACTTGTCAATGCGCTCTATACGGCTGGGGCAAAAAAGAAGGACGGAAAGACCGCCCTTAAGAAAACCGAACTAAAGAAGCTCGTCAGAAGTTGCTTCGACTACGACGCGACATTCAAAAACACTTTGAAATCACTCATTGAAAATTGAGTT